GTGTGTCAACGTGGAACTGTGTAGACAAGGTAACTGGAACGCTGGTTTCGTTGAAATCTTCAACGTTCAAAGCGGGGCCAGTAGTACCGATGAAACGACCAGGGCGGCGAACGTTCACGGTGTTACCGATCTTCGCACCGACCACAGCGAACTGGTCATCATAGTTGCGGTCAACTTCAGAAGTGAAGGTCAACTCGTTTTCCAAGACCATCAACGCTTCGTTGGTGATCTTGCTAATGGTTAGCAAATTGTTGCTCATTTAAATACTCCAAAAAGATTAGGTTTACCGAATTTTCCCCGCCTTACGCGCTTCTTTCCATGCTGCAAATGTTCCATGCCATTCACCATTGGTGGACATAGGAATATCTGTAACACCTGAAGAACCACGCAACGGTTGAATCGGTGCTGGTGCTTTACTTTTAACAATCGGTGGCTTTTCGGGTTCAGCTTTCGCCTCAAACCTAGCTTCCAGTTTCCCAATTTCTCGTAACGCCGCCTTTGGGTTCATACCAGCGATTTTTTTGGCAATGTCTTCGTTTTCAGCTAGGTGATAAAGGATTTTTGGGCCTACATCACTCTCCAGAATCGCATCACGAATGTCGTCATTTACGACCACATCGCTAGAGGCAACAATGTCATCAAAATCGGGCAATTCTGCTTTGGCTGATTCCACCTTTTTCGCCCAAGTCTGGATGACTTCTTGGCGTTTTTCGGCTTCTTTTGCCTCGGCAATTTGCCTATCCCGTTCAGCCAAACGTTTGTCAGCCGTGTACTCTGCTAGAGCCTTGGCATATTCAAACGCATCGCTAAACTGGCTTGGTTGTGGTTCTGCATCAGCCGCAGGAGCCTGTTGGGGCTTTTGTTGCTGTTCCAGAGCCGCTAAACGTTGTTCTAAGGCCAACCTTGCTTCACGCTCTTGTTGCGCTTCTTTACGCGCTTCTTCACGTTGCTTAGTGATCTCAGAAAAACGGCGTTCAAGTTTAGGATTCTGCTTGCGCTCACCTTCTTGTTTTGCTTCGGCTTCTGCTTCAGGTTCACTCTGCGTTTCTTCGGCTACTGGCTCTGAAGTTTCTTCAGCCACAGGCTCCGATGGAGATTCAGCTAAACCTAATCTGTTTGCATAAAATTCCGCTGCATTTTCGCTGGTCAATACATGACCTGCTTCTTTTTCAGACATTACGTTGTCACTCCGAATTTGCCCCGTGTACCTCACGGGTAAGGTTGTGGTTAATCTACCACAGAATCATTGTCCCATCAAGGGATTCTGGCCTTGGTCAATATCCGATGCCGCAGCCTGAGCATATTTAGCTTGTTCTGCATTACGCATTTGGATTTCTTTTTCCAATCGAGCCGTGTCCATGTTATGCAACAAAAGCTGCACGATTGCGTCAATTTCAGTCTTGTTCTGGCTCGTAATGGCTCTAGTATTTTGGTCATTGACCTTAACTTCTGCCATTGTCTCTGTGTTGTGAGCGCGAGCCGTTACATCCATCAACTTACGTTTGTTCTCATTGTCCTGCTTGACCTGCTCAATGTCTTGGCGTTGCTTAATCATCAACTGCATTGATTGGAGCTGTTGGGTCAATTGTTTGATCTGCTCATCAGACTGCTTCAGCTTCATTTGAACCTGTGGGGGAATCTTAGAGTGTTCATCAATCTGAGCCAATGGATTTAGGGTAGCCAAGCGGTCAGCGATAACATCAGCGCCAGGGAAGTCCATGTTACGGAATAACAAATCGCCAGCGGTCTGCATCAAGGCAGGGTCTGCGCTGAGAACTTGCATCATGCTGTCCACAGCTTCTTGGCGCTTGCTGTTGTAGCCTGGGCCTGTTTCCATCACTACATCGTATTGACCAACTGTTACGTCATTCAATACGCGACCAACTGCATCAACTTGGTTAATCGTCAAGAGTTCAGGCTTGCCATCATCCCCAATGATTCGCATCACACGCTGTGTGTCGTAAATCTTAGGAATCAAGTCAAGGCAAATCTTGCCAACGTGGGCGATTGAGCGTGTCAGGTTATCGTAATAATCGAAATTAGTCAGATCAACCTGTTGCTGTTGACCATTCAAAGCCTTGCCAGAGATATTCCCTTGGTGGAGCTGTGCAGGGTCAAAGATGCCCATGATCGCTTTAATGTCGTTGTTCACGCCTTCGGCAGCAGCCATAACACCTGTTTGTGGTGGTTCAGGCTGGATGCGGGTGGGAACAGGAGCAGGGCGACCTTCAATGTCTGTTTGCTTGTAACGCAACAGCGGGAAAGACTTGATGTTCGCGTTAGCCCAATCGTTTTCGTGGCCTTCGTCTTGACCTTCGGCAATCAGCCACTTTGCCTTTGGAGCCAGCGCAACACCCTCTGTGATAGCTGTCTGCCAGAAGTTATACATACGCTGTGGGTCTTTGGCGTAGCGAATCATGCCAAACTTGTGGCGTTTATCTCCCACAACCAAATGGCGACCATAAACAGGAACGATTGGAATGTACTTACCAACCCAATCACGTTCTTCCAAGACTTCCACAGCGGTCATCTTGGCGTATTTGATGGTCTTTTTATAAGATTCACGCTGGTCAACCACTTGGATGCCATACGCAGCCAAACGATTGAAAAAGTCCTTGTCATCAGCAAAGGTAGAAGAACCATCGCTCAAGAGATACAAAGTGGCTTTTTCACGCTTTGTGTAGAAATACTCGGCTAGGCGAATATCCTCTTTCGTAATCCACTCTGATTGGCTGTCACCCGTACCGCGCTGAGTGAATGACGTACCGCCATCATCAGCTTCTGGATACATCTTACGAAATACCTTCTTTGACACCATTGTTGTAACTAAACAACGCTCTGCGTCAGAGCCATCGGGAGCGATGGAATTGGGGTCGTAATAGACGGTAAAGGGATTATCTACAGGGTCAATGTAGATTTCTTGGTCAAATGAATCGGGAGAAATATAGTCGGTGCGAACACGCAAATAACCCCAACCCATACGAACAGCATACTCAAAAGCGTTATCGTAAGCATGGTCAGCGTTGGAATTGACTTCAATGTGACGGATGATGCCTTGAATGACTTGAGCATCAATCATGTCTTCATGCGTGTTTGTCGCATGAACCTTGATTCGTGGGCGTTGCTGGCGCTGTTGGTTTGAGACCTGACGGCAGTAGTTATCCACCTTGTTGACGGTGATAACTGGTCGGGATTCAAGATTGCGTGAGTTTTGCAACTCAACGGGCCATTGATCGCCGCCGCCAAATTTAAGGTCTTCTAGAGCCTCTTGACGGTTCATCGTATCGGCATCATTAGCCCACTTCAGAAACTCTTGTGCTTCTGCGATTAGAGGATTGTAGTCATCAGCCATGTTGTCGCCTTAAATTTGACAATTTCGGTAATTTTAGCCCATCCAAGCGTGTGCGCCACCATAGTTTTGCTGTGGTCTTACAGTTCTACGCTGTTTAGGCTCGTTCACCATCAAACCAATGTAACGGAAAGCGTCTGCCCCGTGGGAATATTGATCGTGAACTGGTGTTTTGGAGAATTGCTTTGTGTCTGGGTCAACATCGTAACGGTAATGACGCAAACATTGCAATCCTTCGTGGCAGTTATCCCTGTCAAACCAACAGTTACGGAAGATGGTTCGCGCTGCGTTGATACTGTCCAAGATTGGGGTTTTGGGGATGATTCGGGTTTTATAACCTGCCGCCCTAACAATTTCCTCAATGCTGCGACCATTACCCGCCAAAGTCTTGTTTTCAGCATCGTGAGGCAACCAGAGCGTGTCATAGATATATCCAAAGGTCTGCATCTTGGCTAGGTAGTCGCTCATCGTCTGTTGATTGCCCTCAACGTAACGTATAAGGCGAGTTTCCATACCAACAAACTGAAGGAACCAAATAGCTGTAGCGTCTGACCAACCAAGGTCAAAAATAGCATGAACGGGTTTCGTGGGGTCATATTGAACTTTTGTGATACGCCCATCCAACTCTGCAACCTGCATCTCTCTAGCAAACACCGCACCATCTACAGTTTGGCGGCACAAACCTTCCCAAACCACGTTATAGGCTTCAGGGTCACGGGCTTTAAGAGCGTCTTTTTCTTCCCGCAGCGTATCAGGGAACCAAGGATTGTCAGACCAGTTGATCTTGACCACCAAGGCGTTTTCAGGCTTGTGGATAACAAATCTTTGATAAGTCTCGTCTGATTCCAGCTCTGGGTTAAACGTAATCCAAATTTCAGATTCTTGCTTACGAATGGTAGGGATAAGCACGTTCCAGCTTAATCGGCTAGTTGTCTGCGCTTCCTCAACCCAACAAATGTCCACACCCTCATAGGATTTAACGTTTGCCACGTTGTTCTTTAGACCTACGAAATTAAACTCAGAGCCGTTCTTTCCCCGAATATTGGTCTGGGTGATCTCATAGAAGGTAGAAAGCCCCAAAGCCTCGATTTGATCGCACAAGAGCTTGTGAACTGAATCCCGAATGGAAGTCTGAAACTCACGGGCGCACAGGATGCGTAATGGGTCTTTAGCGGCTTTAATCAGCAATGCCCTAGCAACACCCCAAGACTTAGCCCCGCCCCTACCACCATAAAGGACTTTGTAGCGGCTTTTCTCAAACAAGCATTGGAGCTTGATCGGAAACTCGGCTTTGGCTATTGCTTGTTGTACTTCAGACATTCTTTCCTTTAATGATTGGCTGCAATGCTATCCGTTTCACACAGAGCGGCACACCAACACGGCTGGAGACTGACTTGCCCGTTCGAACGCTTATAAGGCACTAAGCAGAGGACAATCTCCATGCGTGTTAGTCTTCCTTTGGCTTTACAAAAGAAACCTGAATCCCTGAAAGCAGCGGCGCTCCATCAGCACCCGTGATCTCAGTCTTCGTGCTTTCACGATACTTCTTAGGGAATCGAGCAGCCATGCTACGCGACCACAATCCTGTGTTTAGCTTGGCACTTTCCTTTTCTTCAACCATATAGCATTGAGCCATATCTTCCCACCAAGCTTGCTCTAATTCCTTTGCTAACTCCAAGGCGTGCCGAAATTGCTCATCATTGTCACGCCATGTAAACAAAGTTCTAGTTCCAACGCCCAAAATAGCACCAATTTGCTCAATTGATTTACCTTTGCCACCAAGCTCAATAACCCTTTCGCAGTAAGCAGGGTCATAAAGGGTTGGGCGACCTACGGGACGCTTTTCGGTTGTGTCTGTCATTTCTTCTTAGCTGGCTTTTTTTCAGCTTCTCGCTTAACGGCGTAGCTTATGGCGACTGCTTGTTTAATTGGCTTTCCAGCCTTTACTTCAGCCTTTACGTTAGATTTGAACGCCTTGTCTGATTTACTTTTTACTAACGGCATGGTCTTCTCCAGTTACTACGGTGACTTGTTTATGTAAACGTGGGCGCTTCTTTGGGTCTTTTGTCTCTAGCATCTTGCCGAGCTTCCAAAGCAGCCATTGAATCTTACGCTTCATCTTGTTCCTCGACAAAACAAATATCCATCCACGACATTTTTAAGCACTTGTCTTCACCAATCTTGATTGGCTCAAACTTCAGATATTCGTCTTTGTAATCCTTGGCTAAAGTTCCAAAATAGACCTTATCACCAATCTTCAAGCCCTGACGCTGCGCTTCGTCACCAGCGGCAACCACATAGCCAATCGTTTCGGCTTCTGCGGTTTGAATCCACAAATCTGACTTGATGCGGGTTTCAGGCTTGACAATGATCTTGTCGCGCAATGGCTTGATGTTCATACGATGACTGGCCCTTTCAGCTCGATAGGGGGCTTTGGTGGTCTACCACGGCGCTTTGGCTCTGTCATATCACGAACAGGCAAAGCAAGCATCTCTGGTTTAGCTTCTGCGTAAGGAATAGCCAAAAACTCACCGCAACGCTCGTTGGGTGATCTGCTTTGGTACTGCGGAAAACGCTGGCAAGTACCAACAGGATGCCCTGTGTCCACAAAGTAGTCACAGGATTTACAATTACGGACAACCATATCAAATCTCCTTATTTGCTGTGGCTAGAAGCCCTTGCAGTTCCTTCTAAACTGCTTGGGCTTCGTCTTTTTTAACGGTACTCGGCGCGAGTTTTGGTGTAGCAGATACCAGCAGTTTTTCCAGTATTGAACTGCTTGTTAGCACCAGTTGCGTCTTCCATGCCTTGACCAACGCCACCAACCACTTTGCCTGTGCGCTCGCCTGACTTGTCAGAAGCTGCTGCGCCTTTTGGAGCTGTTGCGCCAGTAGTGCTAGGAACGCCTTTAGATGAATCCATTTTGCCCATGATATTTCCTTTGTGGGTTAAGCCTTTTCAGGCACAATTGCAATCACATTATAGGAGTTTTTTACATGGCTACCAACTTTAAAGTTTCTGGCAACCTTCAGTCCAAAAAGACCCCTAGCGGTCATTATGAACCAGTTAAGGAGCATCGTGAAGAAATGCGCCGTATCGCTGCGGTTGAAAAAGAACTCAAGCGTCACGAAAAAATGCCAGCATCTAAGGCTCACGGGTAAGCTCTTTGGGCCAAAGGTCTTGGCCTTTTAGCTTGCTTACGGTCTTTTGATAGGCCATTTGCCACAACATACGGCGCTGTTCCTTTGTGAGCCTAGCGCCTTGATCTAGTTCTGTGTGGCATTTTTGACACAAAGCGGCTGTGAATTCGTCACTAGCCTTGATTCCCCTACCCTTGCCGTGTTCTGCCCAATTTGAGTGGGCGGCTTGGGTTTCGCCTTCTATGTAACAGTTTTGGCAAGGTAGGCTGGCTACGTTTTTTAAATGGTCTTTGCTACGGAAGTAGCTGAACTTGGGAATCATCATAAAAGGCTAACCTGTTCTTGCTTTGGCTGTTCAATAAACATATCCACTTGTTTGCTGGCTTGTTCAATGCGCTTACAGGCTATATCAAAGTATTTTGGTTCTCGTTCTATGCCTATGAACTTACGCCCCATTTGAATAGCAGCCACGCCTGTTGTTCCGCTTCCCATGAATGGGTCTAGGAT